TAGTAGTAATATCGAATGATGATGTAGACGCAAATGGTGGAGAATTATCTACGGAAGCAGAAACATTTGTATCTACAATAGTACCTTATTCAGAGAATGGTACTGCTTGGAAACAAACTTCATACAATAATAATTTTAGAAAGCAATATGCAGGTATAGGTAACATCTATGATGTAAGTAAGGATAAATTTATTTCACCACAACCTTATCCATCTTGGTCATTAGATGCAAATGATGACTGGGTCGCACCCGTTACTGCCCCAACAGTTACAGAAATAGATTCAGAACCATTAATAATCACTTGGGATGAAGATACTCAAAAATGGCTAGGAGAAACAGGTATTGGTGATCCGATAGTTATAACGAATTATGAATGGGATGCTATTAATCTGCAATGGAATGAGGTTTAACTATGGCTAATTTTAATGGCGGAATAGTTGGTGTTGATAATCCCCCAGTTGAACAACCTGAAGTTATTACAACTTTTAATTCTAGTGGTAATCTAACCACAGCACCTTATACAACCGAAGTTCAATATGTTATTGTTGCAGGTGGTGGTGGTGGTGATGTTGGTGCAGGATCAGGCGGTGGCGGCGCAGGTGGTTATCGTTCATCAGTGCCTGGTGAATCATCGGGAGGCGGAGCATCAGCCGAGCCTTTAAGTCCAGTTACAGGAGGATCACCTTATCCAGTTGTTGTTGGAGCAGGTGGAGCAGGTAAGGAAAGCTCATATACAAATCCAGCAGCAACAGATAATGGAAAGGGAGGTTCTGATTCAAGTTTTAATGGCATAGTTTCTACTGGTGGCGGTGGAGCAGGTTTTGTACCTAACCCAACATCCTCAAGAAATGGAGGATCGGGCGGTGGAGCTTCATATTCAAACCAGGGCGGATCAGGAACTGCAAACCAAGGCTATCCAGGCGGTACTGCTCAATATAGTGGCGGTTCAAATAATGGTGGCGGAGGCGGTGGTGGAGCAGGACAAGCTGGTGAAGATTGCCCTCTCCCTGCACCCCCACAAAGAGGTTATGATGGCGGAGATGGTGTAGCTTCTTCTATTACAGGAACTTCTATTTACCGAGCAGGTGGCGGCGGAGGTTGCGGAAGATTTACAAATGATGGACCTGCTGGAGTAGGAGGTCTAGGCGGTGGTGCACCAGGATCAAATCCTGTAGATTCACCAAATCCAGGAGGAGTTGCTAATAGTGGAGGCGGTGGAGGTGGAACCTCTATAGGTAGTCCACCCTTTACTCCAGTTCCTGGTGGTAATGGTGGTTCAGGCGTAGTTATTATTAAAGAACCATATAAAGGATATAGAGTATCAGGAGTATGGGACATGAACGCCCTATACGATAACGTGAAAGCGGGGACATGGACAAATGCCTAGATTAATCGGAGCAACACAAACAGTTACAACTCAAGCTCAACAAATCACTACATTTAATTCTTCAGGAACATTTACTGCTCAACCTTTAACAAGTAATGCTTGGGTATTAGTTGTAGCTGGTGGTGGAGGTGGAGCTCGTCAAGGGTCAGGTGGTGGAGCAGGTGGATATATAGAAGTGCCTTCTCATCCTTTACCTTCAGGATCTTTTCCAATTACAGTAGGTGGAGGAGGAACAGGCGGACCAAATACAGCATCACCTTTGTATCCAGGTGAAGGTAGCTACCCAGCTGCTGCTGGTTCTAATTCAATTTTAGGAGCAGCTTCTCCACTTTCAGCAATAGGCGGTGGTCAAGGAGTTAGAGGTGTTTCAGGTGGAGTCTTAGCAGGTGGGTCAGGCGGTTCAGGTGGCGGAGGCTACCGAGGTGGATCAGGTGGAGCAGGAACTGCAGGTCAAGGCAACGCAGGTGGTTCAACTATTCCAGGAAAAACTGGCGGAGGCGGCGGAGCAGGTTCAGCAGGACAAAGTATATTATCACCCACCCCAATACAAGGGGGAACAGGTGGAGATGGACTAGCATCTTCTATTACTGGCTCATCTGTTTACCGAGCAGGTGGTGGAGGTGGTGGTTGGGGACCAGCAGGAGCTGGACCTTGGACATCAGCAGGTGGATTAGGCGGTGGCGGAGCAAGTGGAAGATATGGTATAACTTCTCCACCCTCCGAGCCAATAGCAGAAAGTGGTGGAACAAACCTTGGAGGTGGTGGTGGTTCTACAGCAGAAGGTGGTACAGGTGGTTCAGGTGGTTCAGGTGTTGTTATTATTAATGAACCTGAAACCAAAGCAGCCTCAAGCTGTTGGGATTTAAGAACAGTATTTAGAAACGTAAAAGCTGCTAACTGGACAAATTAACTTTAACCGAGATAAAAAATGAATTTAAAATGGTACTATTGGTATTTTCAATCAGCCATACCTGAAAGAATATGTGATGACATAGTTCGTTATGGTCAAGAACAAAATAAAGAAATGGCTCTTACAGGTAACGCTAAAAAAGACAACTTAACTAAACTAGAACTCAAAAACATTCAAAAGAAAAGAAAATCTGATGTTGTATGGATGTCAGATAGATGGATATACAACGAAATACAACCTTACATCCATCAAGCAAATGCAAATGCTGGGTGGAATTTTGAATGGGATTATAGCGAGTCTTGTCAATTTACCGAATACAAGAAAGGTCAGTATTATGATTGGCATTGCGACTCTTACGAAGAACCTTATAACAATCCTGAAAATGCCAATACACATGGTAAGCAAAGAAAACTTAGCATGACTGTATCTTTAACCGATCCTGATGAATATGAAGGCGGAGATTTAGAATTTGATTTTAGAAACACAGACAAAGGCTCACAGCCAAGAATATGTGAAGAAATTAGAAAGAAAGGTAGCGTAATTATCTTTCCATCTTTTGTTTGGCATAGAGTCAAACCAGTAACAAAAGGAACACGACACTCCTTAGTGTGTTGGAATTTAGGATACCCATTTAGATGAGCTTTAACAAAAATAAATACCAAGTAATTAAAAACGCTATATCAACAGAGTTAGCAGACTTTTGCTATCAATACTTTTTAAATAAAAGAGCAGTAGCAAGACATATGTTTGATGATAGGTACATTTCGCAATTTACAAATTATTTTGGCGTTTGGAATGACCCGATGATCCCCGAAACTTATTCCCATTATGGGGATATCGTAATGGACACTTTATTGCAAAAAGTGAAACCTATTATGGAAAAAGAATCAGGTGTAAAACTAACTGAAACTTATTCGTATGCAAGAATCTACAAAAAAGGTGATGATTTATATAGACATAAAGATAGATATTCTTGTGAGATATCTACTACTATGTTTTTAGGTGGAGATGAATGGTCAATCTTTTTAGAACCATCAGGTGAAGAAGGTAAAGACGGCATAGAAATTAAACTTAAAGCAGGCGATATGTTAATGTATAGTGGTTGCGAATTAGAGCATTGGCGTGAACCTTTTGAAGGTGAAAACTGTGCACAGGTATTTCTACACTATAATGATTCAAGTAATCCAAAAGCAAAATTTAATAAATTTGATGGCAGACCTATGATAGGATTACCTGATTATTATGCACTAAAAGATGATTGAGATTTTTGACTGCCCTTACATATCTAAAGTTAATAACAAAAAGTTTCAGCAAGATTTAATTAAATACACTAAAGAAACTAAATGTTGTGATGAGGAGGTATGTACACATCCAAAAATACAAAGTGATTTAAAAATAGATCAAGCCTTTACGGTTATTGATGATTCTATTCAAAACCTTTTTAAAACTTACTTAGGCACGGATAAGTTTGAGTTTACTAAAAAGAATGTATGGGGATACTACGCATCTAAGGGATCGGAATTAGCAAGTTTTGTTCATAACCATATATTTAAAAAAGAAAAAGGTTTACAACTTTCTGCTGTAATGTATATTACGCCAACAAAACTAGGCACTAGCTTTGCAAATTTTAAAATAGAACCTGAAATAAACAGATGGTATCTTTGGCACTCAGGTTTATATCATCATCCTGAAGAGGGTGTAACACCTGAAGATAGAATTGTTCTAGCTTTATCTAGCGTAATAAATATATGCACATAAAGATTCCAAACTTCTTATCAACAGAAGAATGTAAGCTAATCGAAAAAGTTTTATTAGAAAAAGAACAAGAAATACTTGCCTTACCTATAACTACAGATATGTATACAGGAACAACCGCAAGGTATTCTTCATATAATTTTTTAAATTACATACCTGAAATTGATATAACAAAAAAATTTTTTGACTTACCAATTATGCAAGATGAAGATGAATTTTGGATTCAATGTTGGGTTAATATTCTGAATAAAGGTGAAGGAATACCTATGCATAATCATGGTCATCCTGAAAATATTTTTTATGCTTGTAACATTTTTATCTCAGGACCTGATAATTGTTTTACTTTTTATGATGATGTAGGTCATGTTCCTAATAATATAGGGGAGTTGCATTTAATTGATTGCCACCTTTGGCATGGAGTAAAAGAAAACATAAAGGATAAACCAAGACTGTCTGTTGCTTGCGATATACATTTTAGGGATCCTAAGCATTTTGAAAACTATGAACAAAGAATTGTTCATGCTAAAAGACAATAAAAAAGGGGCTTAAAGCCCCTTTTCGTTATTCTGAATCTT